TCGCCGCTGGCCGACACGTCGCCGTCCACATGGCCGTCCGGAACACCGCCGGTTTGGGCTACGGCGGTGTTGTCGGTGATGTCCAGGCTGATTTTTTCGACGTGAATTTGCAGATCGCCAATGTTCACATCGAAGTTTTTGCCGCCAATGCGCGCACCCATGGGTTACTCCTCTTCGCCGTTGGACAGGTCCAGGGCGATGTATGCCGTCAGGTCTTTAGGGCAGTTGTAAGGGGTGACCGTGAAGTAGATTTCCACAGCCGTTTTGCTCTTCCAGAAGATGGTCACGTCGCCGTCTTTGGGCGATTCGATTTCGCCGGGCTGCACCTGGCCGTTCACCGTGACGGAGCGCGCCATGTCGCGCAGCGGACGCATGAATGCCGACGTGGCGGTGGCCATGCTGTTGGGCGTGTTGTTCAACCGGCGATCCGCGACCCGCTGGATCAGCAGTACCTGGATGCGGCGCGAAGCCTTGTCCACGATGCGCAGGTACTCGATCACCTGAAAGTCGGAGCCCGGCGCGTCCAACGTATTGCCGTCGGCCCAGAACACACCCGGGTAATCCGGGTAGGTTTGCGACACGGAAAAACGGGCCTTATCCAGCTCGGAACGCACGCTGCCTGGCAATGGCACGCCGGCGGCATCGACGGGGACTGGCCCCAAGCCCTGCAACGGGCCGGAGGCAACGCGCATCGGACTGTCGGCAATGCTGACAATGGCGTTGGCCAGACGGCCAGCCAATACGCCCTGGTCATTGCCGTGCAACTGCGGTACGACCATGACCCGTTGAGCGGCCACGCCGGCAGTGATAGCGCGCTGGGCCGTCAGGTAAGTCGACCAGTCTTCGGGGATACGCGGGGCCGGTGTTTCCCCTTCGGTGGTTTGAACCGCCTTGGGCGTCGCACGTGGGCTTTTCGCGGCGGTGTCCGGGCCCTTGGACGCAGCGGCTGTTTTCAACGGAGGCTCCGGCTCCGGAGTAATGTCGATGCCCCTGGATGCCGCCATGAAGAACACGCGGCGCCCGTACACGTTGGTGATTTCCGTCGCTTTGTCTTGCATCGCCGTCAGCTCGGCACCGGTGGTCACCGGCGTGGTGATGATCACGCCTTCGACCGAAATACCGGCTTGCTGGGCTTTGTCCAGGGCTTCGGCCCAGTCACCGTCCGGGGCAATCGGGGCCGCCATACACGCCCAGCGGTCACCGCCATTCAATTGCGCGGCGGCAATCTGGGTTTTCAGATCGGAGGCATCGACCCCCAGTTCGACATCGAGGTCGCTTTGGGTGTTGAGCGCGACCAGCTCGCCGACGTTGGCGGACGCCGGACCGATGAACAGAAAGTAACGCTCGATCTCCGTCACCGGGCCTTGGCCGAGGTTTAGGTTGTTAACACTTACTTTGCCAAGAGCCATGGAAGGGGCCTCTATCGCGGTGAATTAAGGATTTGTGGAATGAGGTAGGTCACCAGCTCGTTGACCTCTTGCTGGTTGGCGATGCCGAAGAATTCGCGGCCTGGGAGTTTGATGTCCCACTTCGCCGGACCGGGGTCGTCGCCCTTGAGCAAACGGATCAGCAGGCCGGCCTGGTCGTAACTCAGGTTCGCCTCGATCCACGCCACACCAGGTCGCATAAAGCGGGGTTTGCGGCGCTTTTTGTCCGGGTTCTGAATGGCACGTTTGTAGCCCAGCACCCGCAGGCGTTTGGCCTGAAAGCGGGTGGCCATGAGGGTGTTTTTGCTCTTTTGCCGGCTCAACTGATCGGCACCGCCACGCAAGGTCATGCCGGCGTTATGAACGCTGGCGATCATGGCGGTTTTGGCGTTGCCCCAACCCACCTCAGCGGCGTTACCGACCAGGCGCTTGACGCCCATTCTTTTGGCCAGGCCGGTGAGCATGCGTTTCTTCTGCCCTTGCTTGCGAAACTTGCGGGGCTGGAAAGGACTGTCGTTCAGGTCGCTCTGTTTGCGCACACGCTGCCGCCATTGGCTGCGCAGACGCAGGCCAACGCGGTTCATCAAGCGCGCTTGTAATTTGGGCGGCAGGCTGAGCATGGCCAGCTGGGTTTGAACATCCAGCATGCCCTCGACGGTCAGGCTGATGGCTTGTTTACGCGCCATACAGCACCTCACCGCGCTCAGCAATCCAGAGGTCGAACGGTTCGAGGGCCCAGGTGGTCCCGAAGGCCTCGAACTCGCCGTCCGGCGACTCGGTCAGGTGCAGCGGTTCGATAAATTCGACAGTGATTTCCACGTCCGACGCGTCCGGGTCCATCTGTTCAATATCGAAGGTCGGCGCCGGAAGTTCATCCAGGTGGCGGTCGGGATCGTTGTTCACCAACCAGGTGCCCAGCAAGGCCATCAGCCGCGCCGGTTGCTCGGTAAAACGCTCCAGGAAGATCACAGCGCGGTAACGCATGTCGCCCATGTGCAAGCCGAGTTCTTCAGGCTTCCAGACCAGCGTCAAGTTGACCTGCTCCGCGCAACTTTCCAGCTGCTCGGCGACCACCACGCGATGTTCGATCAGGTACTTGGTCAGGGCGCGGAGCTTTTCCATCAGAGCAGTTCCGCGGTGACACGCCCACGGCCTTGCAGAACGCGCACGGACTGCTGGCTGTAGGACAGAAAAAGCTCATGTCGTTCCGGGGCTTCTTTGCCCAGGTTCTCGGCGCTCTCGCGGCGGTTGACCGTGGCGAACTGCTGGAGCAAAAAGGACTTGGCGCGGCAGTACGCGGCACGCCGGTAGCTGGCCAGGTAGAAGCTTTCCAGCTCCATGCCGGAGCCTTCCAGGTACTTGTAGCCCATGTCCTGCCATTCGGCTTTTCGCTTGGCCAGGTCCAGGTTGACTTCACCCATGGCGAGCGTCAGCCCCTCGACCATCATCTCCGGCAGGTATTCCGCCGGCAGCCGGTACGACGCCTGGAATTCGGCCAGCTCAAGGTCCGGCCAGAAACCGTCGTTGGGTATTGTGCAATCCACCAGGGTGGTCGGCTTGCCGCCAAAACTCATGTGCTGACCTCCTCGGTGGGTTGTTACGGAATAGACGCGGGGGTGACTGCGTTAGGCGGTTGGCACAGGGCCTTCACCTCGGCAGGCCCCCGCTTGGGGGGGTTAGTCGTTTATTCGGTACCGGATTTGTCGCCGTCGGCTTCCTGCTTGCGCAGGGCCTTGCTAGCCTCATCCATCCGGGTCTTTACACCGATCTCGGGGTAAAGCTCATTAGCCCGGTAAAAGTGCGCGCAGGCTTTGGCCCAGCACTTGTCTTCCATGGCGAGGATGCCCAGCAGCTTGTGGTAGCGCGCCGGGATCTTCTCGAACAGCTCCCACGAAGCGGCCGGTGCCGGCAGCTCGCGTGGGTCACCATCGAGGGGATCGCGGTGGCCTGGCCATTGACCGTCCACACGCAACAACAGCTGCGACAGGTACGGTTCCGGGTTGCGCTGGGCTTTGTGCTGCGCCTCGGCCCACTCGACCATCGTGTCACCCACAAAGGTGGGGATATCGCGACGGAAGCGCTCCGGCATGGCCTGGCCCTGCTCGATGGCAAAATCCGCCAGCTCCAGGGCCTGCTCAAACTGCTCGGTGTCGAACAGCCAGACCAGGACCTGCATCAGCACCAGGTTCGGGTGGTTCAGACCGGATTCGCGGTAGCGCTGCACGTACACCAGGTACTTGGGCAACAGCTCGTCGCGCTTCAAGCGCTGGCGAGCCTCCAGCGAGTTCAGCTCCGACAGTCGGCCGCAATCCTCGGCCAGCGACGCGTTCATCAACGCCAGGTGTTTTTGGGCGTTGGCCGGTCCCGCCAAGGCCGTGGCCGAGGTGTAGGGTTTTGGGTCGGCTATCGGCCCCTGCTCAAGCAGGCGCTTTTTGTGATTGAGGGCGAGGCTCATGGCGCAGGTGGCTCCGGCACAGTGACGGTGACGAACTCAACGTTGGCCGCTTCGATGCCGGCGAACTTGCCCAGTTGCTCGACCACATAGCCCTCATTGCGCGCGTTGTAGTCTTCAACCTGCGAGCGTTTCGGGTTCTGGATGATCTGGCGGCGCCAGCTGCTGTCCTGGAAATAGATCGACAGGTTGTCCCAACTGGTGACCACCACGCCTTTGCTTGGAAAGTGCGGGCAGGTGAACGACGGCAGACCGCCATAGGTGGCGATCACCTGGGCCATCTCGATGCGTTCTTTTTCGGTCGGCTTGTCGCCTTGAGCGGCGTACAGCTTGCCCTTGTCGTAGGCCAGCAGGTCGCGCCCGATAATGGCAACCAGGTCGCCACCGTCACGGAACTCCTCGTCGATCATCAAGGACACGTCGAAGACCAGGGCGTCCAGGTTGGCGTAATCGCCGCCGACACCGATCTGGATTTTTCCAGCTGTCGCACCCTCGACCAGGATCTGTTGCGGGGCTTGCTCGCGAACGATCTGCATCCAGCCTTTGTTGACGTCCTGCAACAACGGATTGGCTGTGCGGTCGGTGTTCGGAGCAACGCTGGTGCCGTTCCAGCCGATCATGATGCGGTCGAGGCCGATCTGCTTTTGCACGGCAGCGGCGTACTTTTGCGCAAAGTCGGGGAACTTGGACCAGGCGTCGATGGTGGCGTATTTGAGCGCCACGTCGCTTTGGGTATCGAACAGCTCGTAACCGATGCCATCAAGTCCCAGCACGTCACGGGCGACCCGGTCATTGGTGGCCGTATTGATACGGCCCGTGACGGTGCCGTTGACGCCGATCATGACCTTCTCGCCCTTGATCTCGGTCACTGCCAGCACGTTGATGCGTTGCAGGAAAGCCGAACTCAGGGTGATTTTTTCATTCAAGGTCTGCGCATGGGTCGGCTCGACGTTGAATTCTTCATGGACCGAAGCCACGGCATAGGTCGATGCAATCGCCAGGGCCAGGGTGCTGAATTTCAAGCGGGCAGCATTACTCAGATTCATCAGTAAACGGCCTCTGGCTGGTCATTCACGGCGCCGGTGGTGTGGGGCAGTTCCTGCCCCTTGCCGTGATTCAACGCGGTGTTAAATTTTTCGGCGAGCGAGTCCAGCGAGCCCTTCAGGCTGTTGAACTGTTCGACGGTGATGCCGGTGGGCTGATCGCCCGTCTTGTCGGTGGTGAGCACGGTGTCTGGCTCGTTCGGCTTCTGCGTGGCAAAGGTGGCGGCGCTCGTTTCCAGGCTGGTGGCCACGGTGCCGAGTTTGTCCACCGCAGCGGCAAAGGCCTGCACGGTTGTTTGATCCATGGGGGTGTTCTCTTCTGTGGGGTGTGCGGGGGCTTCGAAACCGCCTTTGCCCAAGATGGCGGCGAACGCACGGGCGAAGAACGACAGGGCCACAGCCTCGTCGCTGTTGCCCATGGTCAGGTCGTCCAGGGGTTCCAGGTTGGCAAAGTGGTTGCCGGCCTCGGCTCGACGACAAAAGTGCAATGCCTCGGTACCGAGGCTGGCCGGGTCATCGGTCACCGCCATGCCGCGCAGATAGGGTTTGCCGGTGTCGGCGAAGTTCGGCTGAATCTCCACGCTGGTGAACAGCTTCTGGCCGTCTTTGTTCAGGCTCAACAGGCGGTCGTTGGGCTGGAGCCTGGCGAACAGAGCCACTTTGCCGCCGCTGATATCTTCGGCTTTCACCTCGGCGACAGTGCCCAGGCTGCCAAAGTAGCGAATGTGTTCGTACCAGATGGTCGCGGTGTAGGTGGCCGGATCGTAAGCGCTGGCCATGTCGCGCAAGTCCTGGGCTTCGATGGTTCGGCCATCAACGGTTTTGCCGCTGGTGGCGACACGTTTCCAGTCAGAAACAAGGGTGCGGGGCATGGGGCAAAGTCGCTCGATTCGGTGCAGTGGCCGCCACGATAGGCAGCTGCGCCAGCCCGAACAAACGGTTCCATTGCGCGAAAATCCTATATTCAGGAAATAGGATTGAGCAGGAATTTAAGGGCGGGTTTGTAGGGTGGGAGCTGCATAAACTGCGGCTCATGCCCTACTTACCTGAAGTCAAAGACGCGGCCAGAAAGCTCTATTTGCGCCGCTACAAACCCCGCGAGATACAGGCGCAACTCAAGCTGCCTAACATCCGGATTGTGTACTACTGGATTGCCAAGGGCAGTTGGGATGAACTGCTGACGGACGAGGAACCACTGACGGCGGTCAGTCGGCGCATCACCTTGATTCTGGAGAAGGTCGAGACGCTGGAAAAAAAGGAACTGGACGAGCTCGACCGGCTGCTCAGCGTGCGCGAGCGCTTGCAAAAGCAGGCGGTCAAACCGGCCCCCGGCACTGCTGCGGATCTGCCCGCCGGTGCCGATGGTGAGCGGCGAGCGCCTGGGGATAAGTCCAGCCGTCGCGACGCTGACGGCCCTGGGAAGAAGAAACCCAAAGCGCCAAAGAACGACATCAGCCACCTGACCGAGGTGGACTTTCTCGACAAGTTCACCAGCAAGCTGTTCGG